CTTGCCTTGTTAGAGATAGAGAGAATAGAACGGTAGGTACCCGGATCAGTAGAAAGCAACCGCTGAGCTGCCTCAGATTGAGGAACCCACGCGGGGACGGGAGCTTGAGGAGCGTTAGGGGCTAAAGCACCAGAGCGGCCAGTAATGGTAGTGCCTGGAGTTGATAAGGCTTCCCGGATTGGGAGAGGCATTTGACCGGGTGCCTGGGGTACGCCAGGGCCACGGCGAGGACCAACGGGGGTAATGTCAGAAGCTTGAGGATACTGAGCACGACGAGGAATATTACCGGCAGGGACTTCACGAGGAACGGGAAGTTGCTTTTGGAAACGCCCCGTGGCTGGATTCGGCGGAACATTAATCCGAGGTTGAATAGCCCGAGGCGGCCCCATCATGTATTCTTGGAAACCCCGTAATACCGTACGTAAGACGTTTCCTGCTTCTCCGGCAAGCCCTGTTGACGCCATTAGAGTGCTCTACTTTATGTGTATGTTAGCGCCAATTTGCGTAGAAAAACAGGCGATCAGCGCGTGACACATCAGGAGGACCAGGAAGGGCCTGGATGAATTCGCCGCCGCTACGTTCGAAACGATACCGAGCTGCCACGGGGTCTCGATAATTAGGAACGTAAAGCATTTGCGCTAACCTTTCTGTCTCATATAGATAATTTTCTCTCCAGATACGTGCGGTCTCTCGTTTATCTTGAATATTAATAGAGCGGCTGACGTCACCTAAAATTGTTTCTTGGCGACTTGTAGCACGCCCAGTGGCTAATTCAGTCAAACGCTCTGCTTCTTCGCAACGTTCAATTTGTTGAACAATTTTGTCGTAGTAGAACTCGCTAGGGATGCTGTTACAAGCCTCCATCAAACGAGCGTAATCGCCTGCGGGAACCGTAGCAATATTATATCCAAGATGGTATGCAGTACGACTAAAATTAAAATCATCAAGTCTGTGACCAAAAACTTGAGCGGGATTACGTGTGAGTTGATTAACTGCCGCATAAATTACTTGACGCTTAGTAGCATCAGTAGTATCTGGTTGAAATACTACACCTTGCTGCGCTAAGTAACTTTGTAGTTGCTCAAGCTCCTGTTGGGTAAACTGAGCCATCCGTAAATCAACCCGTCATATATCTAATCTTACCGAACTTAAGTTATTTAGATAGAACTAGTTCACTCGACGTAAATCGAATCGTCAGCCAGAACCTCGTCCCAATCAACACGCTTAATTGAACGAAGCTGATCCAGTTTCGTAAAACGCTCACCAGGAAGAGATTGCTTGAGCTCGTAAATTTCAGTCGCAGTCTTCAGACCGACTCCTTTAAGAATCTGAGTCAGCATCTGAGGCGTGGCGTTATTCAGGTTGATCCGGTTCAACGCCGGAACTTCCGAGCGAACAATCTGCCTGCCACGGCGTTGTTTAACGGGTTTTGCGCTTTCCTCAGGTTCTTTAACGGACTCAGTGAGCTGCTCTTTGTAGGCAAAAAATACCTTGCCTGTAGTTTGAGACCGAACCATGTGGTACTCGCCGTCATCGTGAGTACTCAAAAGATCTACTTTGACACCGCTGGGCTTGTAGGTGTACTCCTTCATTTGAGTGGCAGTCATCATGTAACCATAATCTAAGACACTTTAACCAGGATAGACTAGAAAAAACAACACCACCCCAAGATGCCGGTACCTAAGGGTATAAGAATGGCCGGACAAGCTCTGCCGATTATCAATAAACTTGTTGACATTGGAACAACAGTATACGAACTAGATAATCCTATTGAACCTAGTTTGCGTCAACGCTTACTAAACGCCTTGATTATTGGCGGCGGAAACGCTGTAGTGGGGCGTACCGGCGGGGGGTTTGATGTTATCCCATCACTCCTCGGAGGGGCAAAAGTTGAAAGTCCTTTACAGCACGTAAACCCCGACGCTCAATTCCGCCGTCTCTCATACCGCTTAGGTCAGGGTGCAGAAATTGGGTTGCATGAGCGAGAGCAATTAGAGGCAATCCAAAAACTAGCTGCAGGGAAAAAGCGGGAGCCGACCTACACACCACAGCAGCTTGAACAAATGTATGGACGTGGCTTAGGCGGAATGTTCTGACAATAAAAAACCCCTCCCGAAGGAGGGGTCTTCACTACCCAACTGAATTCTATCAGGAGGGCACAGTCGAAGTGAACACGCTGGACTCCACCACGCCGCCAGGCTGAAGAGCCAGATCGTCGCGCTTGGGAGCGGAGTCAGGCACGATCCAGCAAACTTCGCACACGGCGAGTGCTTTGTCCTTGCCTTTCAGACTGCCCACACCGGCACGGGGGTCGAAGGTACCCGAAGCCAGAGCGAGACCAGAAGCAACAGCGCCACCGAGGTTCTGAGTAGCGAACAGCTTCCAGGTAGTTTCAGCCGACAGAGCGGAGAGGCTGCTGGAATCGATGATGTTCACCGAGGCATTGCTGCCATTCTCGATGCGGCTGCTGGAGCCGGTCACGGACACACCAAACTGGCCAGACACCACGGTGCCGTCGCTGCGCAGACCTTGGCTCACTGCAGGAACCAGGCTGAGCTGAGGAGTGGCGGAACCGCCGCCCACACCGCTGCTGATCACGTCGCCGCCGTCCACACGGAGGGAAGCACGGTACACATAAGCGCCAGCAGGCACTTTGATACCGTCGGTGATATCCGAACGGATGTCCTTGTGGAAATCCGGGGAAGGGATGATCACATTGGCGCTGCTGAAGGCTTGGTTAGAGCCGTTCAGACCAGAGCCATAAGGCTGGGTGTAGTAATCCAGCTGGTTGTTGGTGCCGAGGGCCTGGTAAGACAGGTCGACGTAACCGATTGCCTGTTGGGCAATCCAACCGGGACGGAACACCACGCCGACCGGACCGCCAACCGGTTGGTTGGTCAGGGTTTCGGAGGTTCCGTTCTCGTTGTTATAAACAACGGACTTTTCTTCGTGCCAGTAACGAAGAACATTGGTGTAGTTACCAGGATAGATCTTGGCAACTTGGAGCTGGTTAGAGTTGATCGCCATCGTTAGTTACCTCCTCAAGCGTTAAAGGAGTATGCGATGGTGGCGAAATCAGCGTTCAGGAGTTCGAAACCTGCGTACAGGCTCCAAATCATCATGATGAAACGGCTGAAGTCGTCATTGTTGTTCAGCAGCACCTGAGCGTTGTTGCCGCCGATACCGACGCCCACGCTCTGAGGACCGAAGAACATACCAATAGCGCTCTCGTAAGAAGCAGAGGTACCGCCGATGGTGGCAGTCTGCGACTGAGAGGGCATGTTGGTGGATTCGAAGAAACGAACGCCTTCGAACACGAAGCCGGTGGGCATAATGGGCTCACCAGCCACGAAGGTGGCCTGACCGAAGCCCTGACCCATGTACAGCGCAGCGTTGGGCTGCATTGCCGACATGAGGGGGTTGATCTGACCGTTGCCAGGATAACGAGCGACCTCGCGGAAATCGCTGTTCTGACGAAGGTGCATCAGGAAGGTCGGATCGCAGACGCAGCGATAGAAACCGTCTTGATAGGTAGGAGTGTTACGCTTACGCAGGCTCTTCACCACGCGCAGCAGGTCGTCCTTGACGTCGAACTTAGCTTGTTCGGCGTTGCTGTAGGTCAGAGAACCAACAGTGAGATCACCAGGGTAGTAGTAACCACCTTGGGTGTCAGAAGCCTGACCCTTAGAAACGGCTTTCAGGAGTTCATTGATAAACACCCGGTCGCGCCAACGACGATAGTCGTCGAGCAGAGTCAGCGAACCAATCGACTGGTGGAAAGCGGTTAGGTTACCGGTGTCCAACAGCAGGCGCTGCGCAGTGATCAAGGTCTCACGAGCAATCTTAAAAGTGCTCGGTTGAGTGGGATCACTCGGGTCAGCAGGGCCGGTGTACTCGCGAAGGGTCACGAGCACTTTGTCCTTCACGATGTTGCGGCTGTTAGCAGTACCGATGGTCTGCTCTGCAGTACGCTCACGTGACTCTTTGCTTCCCGGATTGCCCCAGAACCTGTAGCGGTCTAACTGCACAGTCTGGCCTGGCTGCTTGCTGAAGTCATGAACGACCACAGGCTCTGCTGCCATCTCTACAACGTACGCGGGATGCGGACGGTAGAGCTCGGCGCCGAGAAGCTTCGGGAAATCATTATCGACAAACACTGTCGATATCTCCAGAAACTACAAAACAAGTTTAACCATAAATAGCGGTTAAACTACGAGAGAATGTCGCATTTTTAGCGTTAGATTGATTTTTGGTTGCTGCTGTTAACCGAAGAACTGAAGTTGCGCACGAGGTTACGCACAGACTCAGAGTTCTGTAAGTAAACAGAGCCGTAATTAGACACATATCGAGCCGCACCGCCCCGATAAACAGAACGGAGTGCAGTAGACATCAAACCAGGGACCGTAGATCTAACAGTTTCAGTATATGTTTTACAATAAACTGGGGGGTTGTAGACCCACTCAGATCGATT